TGTTGATGGAATCGCTGGATTTATAGCCTTTGTAGTAATGACGTCTCCCGCTGTTACTGCTGACGGGATTGCTGGGTTTATAGCCTTTGTAGTAATGACGTCTCCCGCTGTTACCGTATCCCCTGGTACTGCTTTACCAGGTTGATTAACAGCACTATCTGCCGCTGTTACTGTTGATGGTAGTGATTTGTCTGACTGGATAACAGGACTACTTGCTACTGTAACTGGGTCAGGGTCTACATCGGCATCAGATAAGTCGAAGTCAACTGATGAATTAATAACCTTAATTTCTGATGAAGCCGCTGTTACACTGGATGCTAAAGCTGGTGCTGTGAGATTTACTGAGAATACATCTGATGCGACCAACGAACTACCTAAACCTTTTGACTGCACAACAGTAGCAACATCAGTTACTGTAACTGATAACGCTTGTAATGCTGTTAAAGGGGGTAGATATACTGATGCACTTATTGATGTTTCAGCTGCTGCTACTGCTGTTATGGAAGGTTCACTCTTAGCATATGATATGCTTGGTACTGAGGCCGTAGCCGACGGAATTAAATCTAATGACTGTGTAAACTTTACGTTCACTAGAAGTTTTCTCTAACTCTAAATCGCAATGTATCATACACTGTCTGTATGCTACTATTGTAATTTACGATTATTTCTCCCTCATAAGCTCCTGCAGCGACATCTAATATACCACCTGAAAAATCAAACTGAACTTTGCCTGTCGTACCACCACTTACTTTCGTAGTCGAGATAGTTGATAATAGTGTTGTACCACCTCTGGCTCTAAACTTAACTGTAACTACGGTTGTACCTGCTGATAAGTCTAGCGCAGCACCTGTAACATCATCAGTTAATGTCAGAATTATTACTGGCTTTTCGTCGCCTTTTACTAATTTAATTACATCGGCCATAATATCCTCACGCTAATGGACGCATCTCAACTGTCATAGATGCTCTTGCTGCACCTAGATTTGTTCTTGCTCTGCGCTCTGAAATTTGAAATGAAAACTGTTTTGCATGGTATGTTGCCAATTTCGTATCACTCCAACTTTTATCTGGAAGTACAAGAAGATGCTGTAAAGCACCATGCATAATTACATTTTCTAGCTCGTCTAATACTGATTTTTCCATCTTAGTGGCTGTGCGTAAAGGTTTCAAAGCAACAATCATCTTAAGGTCATAATTAGCTGCATCATCTGGAACAGGTGCAACAACAAAGTTATCCGAATCAAACTGGGTAATGTATCTAGGCTCTGAGCGCTCGTCTGTCGTAGCTTCAGGCCATTTTGGTTGTATATCATGTAAGTGTTCGAGAGTAACGGGTGAAAGTCTACGACCATTTACTGTTACTGTTATAAACGCATGCACTTCTGCATCAGTGGGTGCACTGTATGCATAATCATAAGCACCGGGAACTAATCGTAATGCAGGCTGCTCATAACGCCATGATAAAGTTCTCTCACATGCTTCAATTGCTGCATCACGAACATACTGCTCAATGATAGGTGTTGGACACCCAGGCACGCTTGGAGCTAATCGGGATACGACTGTACTAAAATCTCGTGTAGCCATTATTCTTCCTCATCTGTGCCCGACTCCTCTGTATCGGTTATTGTTCTACCCTTAAGACTCACACCTAACGCCTGTGTAAAGGACTCATGGAATAATTTAGCCCTACCAGAATTGACATGCTCATTATCAACAGACTCTGCTAAAAATACTGTAGCATCTATCAAACAAGGAAAGTATGCATCTGGTATTAAAGTAACTGTTGTTGTACCATCATAAGTAGGGGGAATCTGTGCATACTCTACAACTAATTGCTGAGCTGCTGGGGATTTAGGGTATATAAAAAATCTATTAGGGTTGCGGATATGCCGCATCCAGTTCGTAGCCGCCGCTGCTGTATCATTCATCCATGCTGGAAGGGACTGGTCTAATGTTTCACGGTCTACCTCAATAACGCCATTACCACCTACTACTGAATAAACTTCGATAATTCGGATTGAATCTGATGGAGCATTTTGCAATACTGCATCAGTTGTGCAAGTTACTGTACCTACATAAGCAAATAAATCAGGTCGCAATACTGCAATCCGCTTTAACCCTTGATTAGCAAATCCTAAAAGTACTGCATCAGAATAACGCTGAGGCGAATCAATATCTTGTAGAATACGCCTGGTTTCAGTAACTATATCGTTCAATATCATTTAGGCAACCCTTTTGATGCTTCTGCAGACAATTCTACAGGAGTTGAATCACCCTGCTCAGGTATTTTTTCAGTTGTCAAATCCATCTTAGCCTTGCGTGTTATTTGTTTTTCAGGAATATGTTTCTCTGGGAACGCAACCTCTTCAGAAACTTCCTCACATAATTCGTTTTCGGCAAGATATTTACTCCAGCCGTAAATTGTGCCATCTTCTTTATGGCGTAGCCATCTTCTTTTTTCTTCCACAATATTCTCCTTTAAAGAAGAGGCGGGGGCCTAGACCCCCAACCTCGGTTTAACTTATGAACAATCTGCAACAACTGCCCACAAACGCATTACTGCTGCATCAGCTGCATTGACGGTTTTAACGTCAATTGTATCAGCTGCTGCGTAGTACTTACCGTTTGAATAGCCTGTAACAGTATTTGGTGCTGCTTCTGCTAGTACCAAAGATGTAGAGTAAGATGCTGCTGTATTAGCATTTACTCCATCTAAGAAACCATCAGGGTCACCACCATCGCCAACATCTATAGTGAGCGTGCCACCTTCTGCTGTAGTTACATCAAGTCCCACTGCCAAAACCATAGTCTTAGCTGGAATATGTAACGCCGTTAGAATGTCGCCGCCCGCTAAAGCTGTTAAGCTTGCTGCTGCACGGTCAGTAGTAATTGTTGCGAAGTTTAAAGTTACTTCTAGAACTCCGACTTTACTTACGCCTGAAGCAACGTGAGCTGCTACGCCTAAGTTATAGCCAGTTCCATCTGTATATGTAGCCATTTTAACCTCCTATTATACTGTGACCACGGACTGACACAACGCTTCGCCTTTAGTAACCTTATAGCCGTATACTTGTAGACCACGGATAATGTTGCCGAATGTTGTCTCAGAACGTAAAGTTTCAAGATTAGTCATCTGTGAAGCGAATGTAAAGCCCATCTTATGACCAGCGATAAGGTCAAACTCAGCACCTGTCTTATTAAGATTATGACTGATGTAGACTGTAAATCTATCAATCATACCTAAACGACCGTTACGTAGTGGTGATTGACCATCACCTGTTATAGATGCATCCTTAAGGTCAGAAGTCTTAATGTGAGCTCCCATCTTTGCTGGAATGACCAAGAAACGGTCACTCTCAGGAGAGTTAGCTTCATCAAGAACCAGACCCATGTTGATAATATGCTCAATAACATTAGTTTTAGTTAGAGCAACTGGAGTACCAGCTACACCTACATTAATGTTACCTGAGATACGACCAGCGGTTGCGCCCTTATTGGCAGCGGCGATACCTGGAAGGATATCTGTCAACACACGTTGGTCAATCTTAATCTTCATACGCTCGGAAGCGTCTTTAGACCATTGGTCCATCATTTTTATATCTGCCTGGACTCTATCAACGTCGTCTTCAACTGCCGCAAAATACTCACCTTTATCAATGAGTAGTTGCAACTTAGGTTTATCTGGGTTTTCAACACTTAAGGTTTGACCCTTCACATAATCGCGGATTGTCAACTCAGGTGTGGTACGGATATTAACCGTGTCACCGTAGTTTTTAATCTCGCCCTCGTAGTCAGTATTGGAAATTGCTGCCAACACCGTAGCGTCGTAGAAATTTTCAATAAGTTTGCCTGACCAAATCTCTGGGATAAAGTTCCCAGTATATGCCGGCTTACCGGATGATACTGCAAATGCCATAGTAGCCTCCTATATAATATTATGCAGTGACGATGCGACCGTCTCGCTGTGCAGCGAAAATGTCGCGTTCTATTCTAGCACGTTCTTTCCCCTGACCTTTATATTTTCCTTGTTTGATATCATTGTAAAACTGTGAGATATCTTCAGGAGTATATGTCCGGTCACTATCTGACGCAGGAGCTCCAGTGGATTTACCCTTACCTGGCGCAACCTGTTTCTCTAGTTGGGCTTGAGAATTTGCTTTTTCTTTTTGAGCTAGTGGCTTACCGTTCTTTTCTCCCCAAGTTGAGAAAAAGTTAGCTACCCGTTCTACATCAAAGTTGCTTTGTGCATCTTCTAAGTATGTCTGGCGACTAATTCCTGTTAATGGGTCGATACTCAATAACCAGTTTTGAAAATCTGGGTCAATGTTAATATCTCTCCAATTTGGGACATTAGATTCTAATTGAGTCCAAAATGAGTGTTCAGCAGTCTGATTCTGTTGTTGTGATAACTGCTCTACGCGAGGTGCCACACCATCAAAATTAGATTGTAGTTGCTGAATAACTGATTCTAACTGGGCTATACGATTGTTAGCCATATTAGACTCTTCCTTAGATACACGACGCATAACATCAATAGAGTCACCATAATCCTCCATATCTTGCTCTGTTATCAGAACTTGAGGCTTCTCCGGTTCTACTGGAGTAGCTGGAGTGGAGTCTATCTTGTTAACTGTCGTACTAAGTAATTTCTCTAATTGGCTAACCCTATCTGCTAATTCACGTTTACCTGCGTGTAAACGAGGAATTTCTGCATTGTACATTCCCTGCAGGGTCTTATATTTTTGTTCTAATGTTTTATCATCTTGAGTGCCTGCTACCGTTTGCTCTTCTGGTACAGGCTGAGCTGCTTGTTCATCAACACGGTCGACAGGTGCTTCTGCAACTACAGTTTCTCCCTCAGCAGGTTGGGCTTCAAGACCCGCCTCTGATTCGGTTCCCTTAACTTCCTCGTTAAGGTCTGCATATAGTTGTTGCACTGCCTCTGACTGTTTTTGTACTTGCTCTGGTATTGCCATGTTATTGCTCCTATATTGGTATGCGTAATAAAATACAGCTATCCTTTAGACTCTGCTGCTAAATCTGGGGACTTCTCAGCGAAATCTGAGAGTTCCTTTAAAATCTGACACCGTCCCTGAGCTAATGCCACATTCGTAGTTACGTTTGGTAACTGCCCTAGTTCATGCGACTGCCATCCTTTAATCCACTCTAATAGAACTGGATACTGACGAACAGTCGCTCCTAGTGCATGAACAACCTCTGGTTCAGGCCTTATCAACCTGCACCTCCCGTTACACGGTTACTCACTGTGTTTCCTTCATATCCACCTTTGGGTGTGCCGTCTGGTTGCGTTGGAGTTCCACCCTGCGGAGCTTGCTGCGGTGCAGCTAAAGCTTGCTGGGCGTTCATACGCTCACTAAAACCGGCTTTTTCCCGAGATGGAATGATATCATCCACAGGCATTTGCAAACCTTTAGCCACTTCGCGAAGAATCGCGGCACGGCCTTCTTTACCAACAATCTCCATGTCGATTTCGTTGGCGGTTGCATTAAGAAATTCAATTCGGCGTACATTGACAGTCTCCTTGACTGCTAAGTTAATAGCGCCGCGGGCGATAATCTCAACATCGCCCTTAATACTTTCATCTGAGTCATATCGCATATTATAAACAAACTGTCTATGGACAATCTTTTTAATTACATCACTGTCAATATGCATGACTACTTGTCTAATTCCTTTACCAGCTGAACCCATAAGCATGGATAGCCCTGACGCTGTGCGTCCTGCTCCATGTACATTAAGGTCACCTGAAATATAAGATGGGATGCCTGAGTGGTCGTCAGCTAATGCGCTGAACTTCTCATATACTTGCATCAATGTGGTTGCATTATCTTCTGGCTGCGTAAACCTTACAGCTGGAGCACTAGCTCCTAATGGGTCATTGGTTACCTGCCAAATCTTCCAAGGGTGAAGTTGAGTAATGTCTTCATTCGGGGGTATACGTTCCAAGTTAACTTCCACTTGAGGACCTGATGCGATACCCATATTATTAACCAAAGCTCGTGCAGACGCATTACAAATATTCTGTACATCTTCAATAACTTCAGGTATACCTTTACCCCAAAATGCACCGGGGCTCTTAATAAGGGATGTTTTTGCATATGGTTTTTCTCCTAATGGGTCATAATTTAATACTGCTTTAACTATATAGTTACCTATAATCCATATGCATGCCTCATACTCGCGAGCTTCATCTGGTACTTCATCTTCCTCTAAACCCCATTCACGTAGCATTTTGCCACTTATTTTGCCATGAAACTCTAATGCATCAAAAATCTCTGTAGGTCTGGTATAACTCTGTGTCTTACGCTCAGCATCTTCTTTCTCAAGCTGTACATCCTCGTTAACCCAACTTGTTAAGTTTTCATCTTGTAGAATCTTACGTATAGCTTCTTCATCATAATTAGGAACACCTATCAATTCGGATAGCTCCATACGTGTTAATGGATGATGTTCAAATACATATCCCTCATCAATATTTGTAATCCCTGGTTCAGGATAAATCTTAAAGGGGTCAACCCTTTCATATTCAGGAGCTAGCTCCTCACCTGCTTCTGCAATCGTTTGTCCTTCATCACCTATTGTCCATTCCAAGCGGCGTTGACGTCGCACCACCGGTCCCTTGATGAATGCACATGGGAATGTTGCAAGGTCAGTGATAAAATCATCAAATGCTTCAGCCCATCCCCCGTGGGCAAACTGGTCACTAATCTTTACTTTCATCCTGTCAGCACGATTCTGTGCGTCCTGTAATATCTTGAAACGATAGTCTTGTGTTACCATCTCTTTCAACTCCGACATTTCACCTTCAGTTGGTGCTTGACCTGCGACTTCAACAATTTTTAATACGCTAGCTGCAAACGCTTGCTCAATCTCTTCAGCCTGTGTTGGAGATAAATCAGGTAGTGGGGTTGGACCTAAATCCCAAGGTGGAGTACCAGTATCTAATAAGATATCCCGCAACCAGCTTTCGGCTGCGCGACACTTGACTTCAGTAATCCCCATATAGATTTCTGAACCACCTTGTGAATGAATAGCAGATAATTTCTCTGGCTCATATTCACCATTGCGTTGCCGCATTCCTTTAAGCATGATAGTCTCAATGGGCTTTTTAGCTCGCTTAGCAGCATCCCAGCACTCTTTTAAATGAGCAGTTATCCCTAAAAATAAAGGTTCATTTTGTCTTTCTTCAAGCGTACGGTCTTCTTCCTCGCGTTCCCGCTGAACCATAGTAGCATTATCGACAACTCTTAAAGCCATTACTTCTTCTTTTTTGTTTTTCTATATGGCATATTACGCGTATATTACACAAATTAGTTTATATATGCAATCAATTTTTCCTTTAAAAGGCTCCCCCGAGAGGTGACTCATCGA